ATAGGGTTAATGGCATTTTTACCACCTGTTGATAGGGTTTTCTGGCTTGCGGGGGTGTAGCTATAATCTACGAGTACAGTATCGCCGTCACCTATTGCACCGGTTGCAATTCTGACAATACCAGTCCAGCCAGCAGAATCAACACCTACCCCGTAATCAGTGTCTTTCGTGAGTGTGACGGGGGTGTCATCATTAGTAGTCACAACAATGGAAGTCACTACCGTATTGTCTGCGTTCTTGAAAGCAAGCCGTGTGAAATCTATTCCATCAAGCACGACTTCTTCATCTGTCACGGGAGTGGGAGAAGCTGCTACCGTCGCGTAAGTATCAAGACCGCCACGTAGCATATTAAGTTTAGAAAGTTCCGGCTCTAACCATATAAATTTTATATTAGCTATCTGTGAATTGATAAACCTAATAAGCGTACCCGCATTGTCAGAATTAACCTTGACGGGGTTGAATGTCTCGGTTATTACAAGTTCTCTTATTGCGCCAAGATTCTGAAGAGAGCCGAACCCGTCGCTATATAACGCCGCTTCTACTTTTGCGCTACCCCATCTCAGCGCTTCGGAGTTTTGCAGTGTTGTCTGATTTCCCATTGTATTTTCCTTTCTTGCCTTCCTTTACATACTCGGCAATTTCTAAATCGTTTACCCATACCTCGGCTTTCGCCTTCGTGAGGGTACGTATATCTCCCATATTGTTACGCCCAACTTTTTTCAACATTCTTACTTTTACCATTTTATTCCTTCCTTACCGTAAAAAACAGGGTTTAAAATATTAGCTTCTCTCGGGACGGAAAACTTGATCCCCTCCCCCCTGCAAACGCCTAACCAATATTCTATACCCCTTTTCTCATATTCATATTCATGCAGGCAATGGATACCATACAGTTGTATTTCGGTGTATCCGTGATAAACAGCTAATGCTATCATATAATCCACAGTACAATTGAAATATGGATCATACTCCGCAACAATAGTTTCAATGGGATATTTCACACTGCCTGGAATATCCTTGTGTTTTTCATGCATCATTACCGGGATATCAGCAACCTTCAACCAATTGAGATATTTCTCATCGGTGATTGCCCCGTGATGCATTTCAAACCACATCGTTTTCCGGGGTATCCTGTACGGGTACTGATTCATTCCCCATATCTGGAAATCCTCATTGTCATAGGGCGCACGATTTTTCGACGGGTGGGCGTACCCGACAATTGCAACTTTCAATCGTCCATTTCCTCCCCGGTTTCAATCACGTAACCCGGACCGCAATTGCTGCATTCCAGATCCACAAGTTTTGTTTTCTGAGGGCGGACTGCGAGCCATCTCTGGTAACATTTCACGCATATCACCCAACTTGTTTTGTGCGGCAGACCCTGCTCGAAGTCAATTATATTTTCACTACTTCCCGTATAAGGAAATGTTGTCCCGTATCGGGGATTGATTATGCCGTCCATTATGCCGTCCTATACATAAAACTAATATCCATGTCAACCCGGTAGAAATCACCCTCCCGGCCCCGGTCCCGGTCGCCTATCACATACACGCTCATTACCTTCACGCCGGATGCCAGGTTGCCGGAATACCCATCATAATGAGTGTCAAGAAGGTTGGCAATGGTCCGGACTTCAAATTTACTGGTCGAATATAATGAAAATTGTATCCTTGGGTTTCGTATTGGCAAGATCACATTTTCATTATTACGGTATCGCGGATCGTCCACCTTAAACCACACTATGAAATTATCCCAATCGCCCTCATCGGCTTCTATTTCATATATCCTTGTCGAGACGATAGCCGTTAAGGCTGGGTAATCGTGCAAGTCTGTATGTATTGCCTCTCTTATCGTCATTTCTCCACTTTTCCCAATTCAGTTTTCATGATTCGGTCTGCGTTGGTCTTGTTGCGATCCACGGCAGGGCGCATAAAGGGCTGGGCTTGCGTTCCTGGGTGCTGTACCCTTTTTCCAAATATTGTTTTACCGTCCGAAAGAACACGAGCGGTTTTCACCGTTATTGTATGCGGACGGGTTCCAAATTCCACGTGCGAGGCATGCTCCTTATTGGTGCTGACAATCCCGTCATAATTTCCGGGCTTCTTAGCCCCGGCAGTAGATCCAAGCTGGCAGGCGTAGCCTATTGACGTTCTCAGATCCCCCTTGTCAACGGGGCAAAGCATGACGGCCGTTCCCTCAATAAGCTGGCAGATTTTCAAAATAGCCTGTTGTTTTGCGGCTTTATGCCTTTTCATGTTTTCGTTAACATTACTTTCAATCATTCCATTGTCCTTAATGCTTGATGAAGTAATCCAGCCATACCGTCTATCAGCTTTTCATTTTCCATAAGTTCCTTTTCGCCGAGTTTGAAAAAAATGAAATGAAATAATTCATGAAAAAATGTCTCTTCTATCTGCTCATCTGATAATCGATAAGCTTCCGTAGATTTCTGTAATGCGATAGTATTCTCCCTGTACCTCGCATGTCCCACAGCGTCGCATCGAGTGACAAGGCCGTCTTCATAAACAACCTGGATTGTTTGGCCCATCAATTTTAATTTTTCTGGTATTGTTATCTTCATTTCCTTATTCTCAATCTTGCCTCTTGAAACTCTCCCCGGCCCGCAGGATCATCAACAAATACAACCTCGTATGTCTCACTGTCAATTTCCAACTTATCCTTCACGCTCAGTGTTACGGAAAAAGGAAAATTAAGGTAATGCGTGCCCTCCGGTGTATCTTTCTGATTCGATATCGTCCGGGTCCCGGAATCCTGGTCAAGAAAACAATCGAAGCTGTCACCTTGTGTGTAGGTGGGGGAGCTTCCGTACACATCCGGGTTTGACGCAGTCCAGCGGTAAGGGGTGGCTGTCTTGTTATACAGATGTTCAGGATTCATTATCCTTCCTTGGTTGCATATTTATACATTTCCCATTTTCGTCGATTCCGATAGTTTTAAGATTGCAGCGACATTCCGGCTCCAGTCGATTTTTACAGTCGAAATTATTACAGAAAACTTCTACCACCTCGGGTGAAAGTCCATTTATAATTATTGAAATATTTTGTTCAGGATTCATGACATTCTCACCATTTTTCCTTTCAATCCCCGGATAATACTATCCGGGTATCCCCCGGTCTGTTCTGCATATGTTACGCTGTACCTTGAAAGGGATTCGTTTTTCACGTTCGATATCTTGGCGTTCTGTATTCTATGCCATATCATCTGGGCAACATAATACAGATTAGCCGCGGTCCATTTCAACATGGTAATAGTTACGTTTTCCCCGGCCGCCTCTGTTGTTAATTCGTCACCGCTTATCAGGGTTAATGTGCCTGCTGCCACGGTAGCTAGGGAGTATTCCCCGTCATTGCTCTCGGAGCCCTCGACCAGGATATCGTGGCCCGCCTCAAATCCGGCGTCCACAAACCCGCTGTCGCTGTCGGTGATAGTATCGGGGTCAACATTATTGAAAGCGAATGTGATCCCGTTCAGGTAGATATATTCGTCCAGCTCATACCCGGGATTACATATTTCTATGTAATCCTTCTGCACGTAGGGAATATGAAAATCAATAGCTGCGTCATGCGTGCTGTTGTTGATTCCGAGGAATAGCTTGACTATATCCCTGGTAATTATTGCCATTATGTAAGATCCCCCCGAAAAGCTCTCGCCTGATTTGGGACGTTGCAATATTCGAGTTGGCCTGTTGCATATTCCCATATGTATTTGGGCGATCCATCCATATTGTCAGTTTCAACCAGATCAACCTCGAAATATGCGCTGTCATCCGGGGTTACTGTAATCTCTTTTGATCTTATAAGCGTATTGGTCTTATATTTTACTACATCTTTTTCAAGGCGGACCGTGAAAGCAGAAGAATTGACAGTACCATCATTATTTCGCATATACCCCCATACCGTGCATGTATCAATGACATCCGGGGCATCACCTCCATAAGAATAGGTGAAAAGCGCACTACTCACAGAGGGTGAAGTAGTACCGTCATGTGAGTGGAGGAAAAACTTGATTTTCACCTCTTCGGATGCGGAAACCAGAGTTGTGATATTAGCCATTGCATCGGCTACAGTGCTTGATTCTGCATACAGGTTTCCTGCCGTAGAAGTCCAGGCGCTGCCGGTCCAGTAATACCAGGTATCCTCTTTTTTCATAACGCAGTTGACCGCATCGCTTCCGGTTGCAACATAGGTGACAACGAGACTTTCAATTTCATCGGTCCTGAAGGATGCGTCCGGTTCTATTGTGGGATTGGTGGTCGGGTATATATCAACATTCATCGTAGCTGTCAGTTCGGACACACTGCTCTGGGTGTCGGAGTCAGGAAAGACAATGGTGAATTGTCCGTAGTTTTCCCCGTCGACGGTAAGTGAGGTACAATTAGTATTGAACGTCGTTGGATCGGTAGCTTGAGCGTAGGTCTCGTCGGATACGACCCACGCGCTCCCGTTCCAATACAGCTTGTCTCCAGACCTGCCCACTTCAAGCAGGATGCGGGGTGAGCCGGTATATGTCATAGAGAGAGAGACGAATGACTTAATTGTCCCGTCCCCCGCGTGCTCCATTTCGGGGAGCACATCGGATGTCTCAACATATCGTGTACTGTATAATGTATAGCCTTTCGTGTAGTTGGTTGTATGCTGTATAGTCTCATATATTACCAGGTCCTCGATATAGAAATTAGAGGTGTCAGTACCTCCATAATTCGATCCGATTCTGATATCCCCGATTTCAGCCTTGTTGATTGTCCCTGTTGCCGTCTGCGTATCACCGAACTGAACACCGTCAATGAAAAGTCGTGTAGCTCCTGTGGTGAAATCGTAATTTAGCTCTAATTCATATTGAGTGTCGGCTGTAGGGGACCAGTCCCCGGTTGTTGTATAATTGAAAATAATGACGCCTGCGGCATCATAAGTGAGTAACTGTATTTTCCCTGCGGAGGTGTGTCTTATCATTATGAAATTGGAAATATCAGAACCCATAACCTTTGCACACGTAAAAATTGTCATATCCCCGCCTCCTCCAGGATTTCCCGTATATTTCGGGGTATATTTCAATTTCACGCATCCTGCATTACCGGTACCGAATTGATTTGCGCCGTCATAATCAACATATCTCACGTCGAGGTGTGCCAGGTCAAGCCGGTTGCCGGCGATCGCTGCTCCTCCGGTTGCCGTTCCGGTCACAGTGCCCCCGGACCAACTTTCCATGTCAATTGAAGTTTCATACATAGCCCCTGAAATTGCACCGCCCGGTGTGTCAACTTGCCGGACACTCCCACCGGGAAATTCTGCGAAATCAGGATTGTATGTGTGATCGGTATCATCGGCGAAATCTTCCGTGAAAGGCGCATTGACCTGGTCAAGCTTGCACTGAGTATTCCCGCCGCTTACCTGGATTTCATCTGTGTCGAAATCATGTTCATCGGCGTTATTGAAATCTATAGTGAGTGATTCGCTCATAATCTACCTGTACGCTATACACGCTCCGGATGCAAGCTTTATCTCTGTAATCTTCCCGTATATGAGGAAATTAGCCGGAAAGGTTTCGCCTGCTATGGCGTTTCCGGTCCGGCCCGTATCGGTCAAGGTGGTGAAAACAGTATTTTCATAAGGGATTATAAGCTTCCAGGTACCCGTGTGACTCAGGGTGTCTGTGATCAACTCAGATCCTTTCATATAATCTGATATTTCAGTTAATCTTTCCATGCTCATTGTAGCTTTCTCCTTATCATCCTTAACAATTCTTCCCTCTGTTTTTTCGTGCGGGGAAGAGGAGATCTGATTTGTAGAATTGCCGCAATATCGCGGAGTTCGGAGTTTCTCACATCGGCAGCCCGGCGTATTGTTCGCTTCGTCGCGGTTGCAGTATCTGACATCTCAGCTCCTTACCTTAATTGAATTACCCGCATCCATGCTATCGTGCACGTGATAGCGGCAGCTTCCCCAGCCCGAACGTTGACAGAAGGTGTCATATCCCCGTCCCCCAGACTAGCAGTGAAGGTGCCTACCAGGGTGTTGTCAATATAACCCTTCAGGCTTTCCCCGTCCCAATAGAACTCATAGACATGGTAATCAGTGTCAAGGGCAACACCGTAATCGGCGGTGTTGGTTTCCGATCCGTCAAGATAATTCTTGAATGAGACCGTTGTTGATCCATCCAGCTTGGAGAAGAAAACCCCATCTCCGCCCAGAGAGATAGCGTGAGCCGCTGCGGTTGCCATGAGAGTTGTGTCGGTTTCTGCAATTCCAAGGAAAATATCGCTTTGTGTTTCATCTGAGATCTTCATCTTGCATCCAAAATACAGGGGTTTTCCGGCTTCAAGCTTGAACTTTTCACCCTTAGCTTGCAGATTGATACCGTCATATTCAGCGTCATCTGTGGTGATAAGCATATTATCCCCGGCCGCCGATGCATTCACACAAGTAGTGTTTCCGGATCCCGCCTCAGTCACAGTCATGGTGAATTGGGTTGGGTCCCCGGTTGTGTCATCGGTGGGGAATATTCCATCAAGCAGGAACTTGACTACATTCGATCCGAACGCATCAAGCCACCGCAGTATTTTCGTGTCTTCTGTGTAGACTATAGAATTGTTTTCCAACATTTGTTTTGTCATATCAATATCCTTTTGAATATTTTTGTGTCAAAAATGGGAATATTTTTGACGCAAAAAGTGGAATTATATCGTAGTCGGGATACCGCCCGCTGCCGACGCTGCCGCTGCTGGCATGTCAACATATACGAGATTACTTGATCCACACCACGCGCTATAATTAAGAACAACACAATTTTGTATTAATATAGCTTCATTAGATCCTCCCACAAGCACACCTTCGGCCTGTGCAGTGGCGAAACAAAGAAAAGAACAATTCTTAAAAACCGTTGGTCTTCCACCCGATGTGGCATTGATTTTTATTGCGCCTTTTGCGGTCCCTGTAGATACATGAGCAATCGTTTCGCAATCAATAAACCTATTTCTCGCGCATGCTCCTGTAATTAGGATATCTACGGATGCATTGTTCCCGCGATCGACGGTATCGGTCCCGAAAGAACAGTCCTCGAAGGTGTTCTCTTGACACGCATTAAGTTCCAGGCTTCTCTCATTTGCCGTTGCCCCTGCTGCAATACCCACTACACAGTGGACATTTTTAAAATAGTTTCTATTTCCTGTGACCCTCAAACATCCCACCGCCGCAGCGTCAGTGCCATAATTAGCAAGATGAATATTGATGAATGCATTATTATCGCCCTGTACGTCAATAAGGTAAGGGAGGGCTTCTCCTGTGGTTGCTTTGTTTGCGATTCGCGCCCTGCCGAAAGACCGGCATCCGGAGGAAATCCCGATCACGGTTATAGCGTGCTTAGTCCAGTCGATTTCTTCCCCGTCTTCGAGGTAAGAGGTTGTATGAGCCGTAGTGGTCCCGGACGAAAGAAGAACTATCCCATCGCCCGCCCCAGACGTGCAGGCCGCATACGCACTGGTAATGTTAGCGAATGCTTTCTCAGATGATTTCCCGTCGTTGGTGGATACCCCGTTTTGGGGATCAACGAAAAACCATTCTCCCCGGATAGGGGGAAGCTGAGAATACACATAGAGATCCTGGAGGTATTCCCGCATCTGTGGGGCAAGCGCCGTCAATTCTTTGAAGTAAGT